AATGGACCATCCTGGAACATGGCCCCAATCGAGATTCAGAGCGGGACTGTTGGGTAATTGGTACGGAAATCTGAACTGGGATAAAGGCAAGCGGTTCGGAATGTTCCCGCTTGAAAAGCCGCTGACTCGTCGATGCAACCAACCGTTCTTGTATGTAAACGTGGCGGCAAGTGGGGAATATTTATTGTGCTGCCAAGATGGAATGCACGTCACAGAGGGGATGTTTGAGAATGTATCGGATGGTGTAGAGGGCTTTCGTAAATTCTGGTACGGCAAGGAATTACAGGTTATTAGGCGGCGCCTACGGAATAAGGATCGAGCAGGGACGGAGTTTGCTTGTGCAAGGTGCAACATAACCTTCTCTCGGTGTGATTTTAGGCATTGGACGATAGATCAGTTGAATATCTATTGGAACGGTACAGAGTGGTGTAAGATGGGCCTTGAGGCGCGGGTGATTGAGTGAATTGGTACTTGGATTGGTAAATGACAGGCAGACGGCGGTCTAACGGCCAATTGGCCAGAGATAGGCGAAAGATTGCAGACCTGTACTTGCAGGGCTGGATTCAAGCCGACATCGCTGGCGAGATTGGTATGAGTCAGCAGACCGTATCCCGCGACATTGCCGCATTGCAAAAGGACTGGCTCGCCTCGTCCTTGCTTGACTTCAACGAAGCCAAGGCGCAGACGCTCGCCAAGGTGGACCGGCTGGAGCGTGAATACTGGGCAGCCTGGGCGCGGTCGTGTGAGGATGCCGAAACCGTCACCGAGAAGGCGAGGGCGTCAAAAGGCGGCGAGAAACCCGACAGTGTGGAGAAGACCAGGCAGGCCAAGGGGCAGGCGGGTGATCCGCGTTTCCTGTCTGGCGTTCAGTGGTGCATCGAGCAGCGGTGTAAGATTTTGGGCATCGAGGCACCGAAGCGAATCGAAGCCCTGTTGAGTAAGAGACGACCGGAAGAGTTCACAGATGATGAGCTTGCAGCCATCGCCGGTATTGCCGTTGGGCCTGCTGCCTCTATCGCCTGAGCAGGCGGCCGAGGAGCTATTAAGGCGCAGGCAGGCGACGAGGGGCACAGGCTCAGCAAGTGGCACCTTTACAGCCAAATATCGCAATGACCCGGCGCGGTTTGTCCGTGAGTGCATCCGTTTTCACAAGTCGCCAGGGCCGACCGTCTACCAGGAGGAAATGCTAGGGCGGTTGCCCGCAGAGAAACGGGTCAGCGTTCGTGGCCCTCACGGCCTGGGAAAAACGAGCCTGGCTGCATGGGTGATTTTGTGGTTTGCGCTGACCCGAGAAGTAGAGGGCACGGACTGGAAGATTCCGACGACCGCAAGCGCCTGGCGGCAATTGACTAAATACCTGTGGCCAGAGGTACGGAAGTGGGCGCGGAGGCTTAACTGGGAGGGGATGGGCCTAAACATTGGACCGTTCAATGAGAACACTCAACTGCTGACCTTGAGCTTGAAGCTGGACAATGGCGAGGCGTTTGCGCTAGCGTCGAATGATGCCAGCGCCATTGAAGGCGCACACGCATCAAGCCTGCTTTACATTTTTGATGAGGCGCGGGCGATTCCAGACGATATTTGGGACGGGGCCGAGGGCGCGTTTGCCTCGCCCGAAGCGAGCGAGGCGCTTGCCCTGGCCATCAGCACACCCGGCGAGCCGCAGGGGAGATTTTATGATATTCACGCTCGCAAGCCGGGATTGAGCGATTGGTACGCCCGTCACGTCACACTGGGGGAGGCTATTGCCGCCGGGCGCATCAGCCAGGAGTGGGCCGACCAGCGCAAGTTGCAATGGGGCGAGGACAGCGCCGTGTACCAGAACCGCGTACTTGGCGAGTTCGCGACCAGCGGTGATGAGGGCGTTATCCCGTTGTCGTGGGTTGAGCGGGCTAACCAGCGGTGGTTGGAGTGGGCGGACAATGGCAGGAAAACGGAAGGCGAGATGACCAGCGTCGGCGTGGATGTGGCCCGCAGCGGGGAGGACAAGACGGTGTTCGCCCTGCGGTACGGCGACGTGATAACGGAGCTGCGCCGGTTCGGGCGGGCCGACACGATGCAGACAACCGGGCGCGTGGCGGCGGCGCTCAACCTGGGGGGCGTGGCCATCGTGGACGTGATCGGCGTCGGCGCGGGCGTGGTGGACCGGCTACGGGAGATGGGCAAGCGGGTGGTGCCGTTCAACGCCTCAGCAGGCACCGGACATCGGGACAGGTCGGGCGAGCTCGGGTTCGCGGACAGCCGCTCGGCGGCCTGGTGGAACCTGCGCGAGATGCTGGAGACGGAGCCGCTGGCCCTGCCGCCGGACGACCGGCTCATCGGTGACCTGACGGCCCCGCACTGGCGGGTGATGAGCGGTGGGCGTATCAAGGTCGAGTCGAAGGACGAAATCAGGAAACGGCTGGGCCGCAGCACGGACGACGGCGACGCAGTGATCCAGGCGTTCTGGCGCGACAAGAGGAGGCTGTACATTGGCTAGGAAACCATCGGTTTGGGAGCGGCTGCGGCTAGCCCGACGAGTCTTCAACGACGGCTGGACTGCGTTCGCACCCCCAGTGCGTTCCAAGGCGGCCCCCTTCATCTGGCCCACCTGGCGCGGAGGCCAGCCGCAATGGTCGCTCGTCAACGTCGTGAACTACATCGAGGAGGGCTTCGAGCTCAACTCGCTGATCTACACCGCCGTCATGTACAAGTACAAGGCGGTCAGCAAGGCCCCGCTGACCCCCTACTACGGCACGAAGGATGAGGCCGAGCCGCTGCCGCCCAGCGCGCCGCTGGCCCGGCTGTGCAAGCGGCCGAACCCGTGGCAGAGCTTCCAGACATTCCAGGGCCTGGCCGACGTGTACCTGAACATCGCGGGCAACAGCTTCGTATTCCTCGACCGGAAGGGCGCGGAGGACGAGGGCGTCCCGGCGGCCATGTACACGCTGCGGCCCGACCGCGTGACCATCATCCCCGACTCCGGCAGCAGGCCGGGATTGAAAGGGTATGTCTACGTCCCGGAGGGCAAGTCCTGGCAGGACGGCGTGCCCATCCTCCCGGCGGACATGATCCACGTCAAGTTCCCCAACCCCAAAGACCCCTTGGAGGGCCTGGGCTGGGGGACGTCGCCCATCACGCCGTTGGCGCACAGCGCCGACGTGGACAATGACATCACGGCCTACCTCAAGCGGTTCTTCGAGGAGGGCGCGATGCCGATGGGCCTGCTGAGCACCGACGACACGTTCCTGACCGACGAGGACGTGGCCCGGATGCGCGAGCGGTGGAACCAGAGCTACGGCGGCGTGGACAACTGGTCGGAGCCCGTGATCATGGAAAAAGGCATGAAGTACCAGCGGCTGAGCCTGAGTTTCGACGAGATGGGCTTCGAGGCGCTGGACAGCCGCAACGAGACGCGCATCGTAGCCCCGTTCGGCGTGCCTATCATCCTGCTGGAGACGCGCGGGGCCATCCAGGGCTCGACCTACGCCAACAAGGAGGAGGCGAGGCGCGCGTTCTGGGAAGACACGATGACCTGGGAGCTGAGCCTGTTCGAGAACGAATACCAGTACTACCTGAACCCGCAGGACGGGTCTTTCGTGTCGTTCGACCTGTCGGAAGTGCCTGCGCTGAAGCGCAACATGCCGGAGTTGGTCACGGCGATGCGCGAACTATGGTCCATCGGCGTGCCGCTGAACGTGGCCGCCGCGACCGTCGGCCTTCAACTGGCCGACGCGGTGGAAGGCGGCGACGTGGGCTACCTGCCCCTCAACGTGCTGCCGGTCACGGGCATGGGCATGGCACCGCCGATGATTGACGTGACGCCTAGCCCGCCACCGAAGATTTCTGCCGGAACGGAGACGGAGGCAGGTGCACCCGCACCAGAAGAGGACGAGGAGGAGGACCGGCGGGAGGGGAAGGCATTTACCGTCCAGGAGGTATTCGAGGCTGTGGCACTACTCAGGCAGAAGCAGGGCCGGGGCTGGTCGCCCGAGGCCAAGGCTGCGCACTGGAAGCGGTTCGACCGCATCGCCGCGAGCTGGGAACCCAAGTTCGAGGACGCCGCCCGCAGGACGTTCGAGAAGGAGAAGCGCGACCTGCTGGCGCTGCTGACAGCCGTCAAAGAGAGAGCCAAGGCGGAGAAGGCGACCGTCAACTGGACCACCTACGCTGAGCAGGTGGAGGAGTACCTGGCTGCGGCGGGCGACGAGTGGCGGTCCGCGTTCATCCCGCTGGTCAAGGGCGT